GCTGTATCTGCAACCAACTCTTCAAAACCGAGTGATTGAGTAGCAACGATAACACGACGCTGATTACCAACTTCGTAATCTGTCTCAACTTGAACACCACGTAGACGTGGGATTGCATAGTTGCGAGTAGCAACAGCGAACGCACAAGGAACGCCAGCACCTTCAGTAGCGAAGCTATCAGAAACGATAACAGGTGAACCATATACCGCACCGATTGCACCAGTGATCTTAGTAGCAACGTCTGAACCTACATCAGTGATATCCGCAAAACCGGAATCTTCGATGAGCTCATAGTAACGAGCCTGGCTAACGATGTAAGCCACGTCCGCAGGGTTGATACCATACTTACCCATTGCCTTACGAGCAGTAAGAAGGTTAGCTGCTGTAAGAGCGTCACCACCAGCAATGCTAGGAGCTACTGAGCTTGCAGTTGCATAACCGTCAAGACCAGTGATTGAACCTGAACCATTGATGATAGCATTATCTACTGCACGAGCGTGTGCACGCGCAACTGAATCAACAAGCATAGGCATGAGGTTAACCAAAACTTCTTCATCAACATGGTTGTCCATGAAAGTCTGGCTAATCAAGCGGTATGCATTCAGGATTACCTGTGCAGGCTTGTAAGTGCTGTCAGAAGCATCACGATTTTCGAGGTTACCAGCTGCGGCTGCACCAGTTTGGAAAGTTGCAGGCTCAACATCAGGCTGGATAGGTAGTACAGTTGCTGCACCATTTACTGGGATCTCACGGAACAGACCAGCTGTACGCAAGTTCAAAGTAACTTCCTTCTCGATCATGCGAGAAACTTCTTGGTCGATATCAGCAGCATTAGATGTATAGTCGATACCGGCTTTTTCTTGAACACTTTGACCGAACGCAGTGTTCATGCCCTTACCAGTGATTACACCGAGGATATGGGCTTGCATGAAGTCTTTGCCCCACTTTGTAAGATCGTTAGTAGTGCCACGATCCGCAAAAGTACGCTTAGACTCGCGCATTTTAGTAAGCTCTTCACTCTTTTCTTCAAGCTCTTTCTTGAATGAAGCAAGAGTTGCGTTAAAGTCTGCATCTTTCTCAGCTAACTTAGCTTCGAGGTCTGCTTGTAGACGCTCAGCACCAGTCTCAACAGCAGTAACTACTGCAGTTTTAACTTGCTCTTCTTGAGCTTGCTTAGCTTCAACTTCCGCTGCAGCTTTTTCTTGTTCAGCTTTTTCAGCTGCTTTCTGCTCGGCTTGCTTCATTGCAATATTAGCAGCAGTTTGCTCCGCTACTTTTTTAGCAAAAGCTTCCAAGTCGATTTCTGGAGTATTAACTTCAGACATTTTGATCTCCTGTTGTGCGGATATATCCGCCTTTTCCGGTGTGTCACTAGCTACGCTAGAGGTATTGACCTCGTCCTTAGCCAGAGTCTGACCGGCTAGATCTACACGATTTGTGAAAGTTTTCTTGAACTCATTATACTCTTCCATAGAGTTAAATGATTTCGCCAAAGAAAAAGTAGCTGCCTGATTGCAAGGAACGGATACAACCGAAACTTCAAACAACTCAGCGTCCTTAATCATCAATCCGTCGGTTTCCGAAATATAATCAGCATCCTTGACTCGGAAACCAACAGAAAAGGCTCCAAGGACACCGTCTTTAACTAGTTCGCAAACTGCTGCAGGAGCAGATTTGCTAATCTTCGCTTCAAGTTCTAGGCCGTTAGGAGTTACTTTCAACCCCGTAGCGCGACCTATCGGCTTGTCATAATCATGATTAAAAAGAATAATAGGATTCTTCTCAAAGTTCTTTAAGCCGCCCTTTGTCCATGCTTCTGCAGAGATAGAATCTCCAGCACGGTCGAAGTCTGCGGTACTTGCCATTCCACGAATCATTACGCTGCCATCTTCTGCAGCGTGTGATTTAAAAGTGGAGGTTAGATTAAATATTTTTTCCATCTTCTTTTACCTCTGCTTTTGCAGGCTCAGCCTTTGGTACTTCTATTTTTATAGGCTTTGGCTTTGGCATTTCCATCTTAGGCTTTTCTATCTTAACTTCTGGTAATGCTGGTTTTGTTGCCATAAGCCAAAGTTCAGGCTCATTCTTTTCCAACATTACTATCATTCGAGAATAAGAACGAAAAATTCTCCGAATATGCGATAGAGGAACTGGCCTATCATCTTGCTTTAAGTATTCTGCTTGTTCAAGGACTTTTCCTTTTTCAGCAAAAAACATAGCCATTTTCTCTAGTGTTTTCTTTACTTGGGCTCTATTCGCCATTTGAATTATCTCCTTCTGTAGGTCTTCCACCCATATCTGGGTTAGCTGCACTACCCGCAATATTTGCAGGTACTCGTAAATCACTGTGTCCTTCTATATCTTCGAAGCCTAAGTTATCTCGTGCTTCGTTTGGAGTAATGATGCCAGCGTTTACTAGTGCTGAGTAGTATTGCGCGGAGTCGCGCAGTTCTGGTTGTAGTGCTGGAATATTTGTAATATCTTCTGAAAGTTCGAAACCAAAGAATCGCTCAAGAGAGTGGTTTAGTTTACGAACTATAGGTAGTACAGTTTCCAAATAATACAAACGCATATTAGGACGAAGGTTTGCATTATTACCAGAGTCTAAAAGTATGGGTGGAA